AAAACCGATTCCACACTGGAAGCTTGCACATAGAGAACATTCTCCACATCGCAACCTGCACGTTCAAGAAAGGTGGAATCGAGTGCGGACTCGGAATCGAAATACACTACATTAATTCCCATCTTTTGTGCGTTAACAGCGACTTGGGATGCCATGTAAGACTTCCCAGTTGACTCCAAGCCAGCAATTTCAACAATCTTCCCCATGGGAATTCCCGCATACTTCCCTCGACAGATCACAGAATCCAACCAGCGGGAACCAGTTGGGATCCATTCTTTTACATCCGTGGGGTTTGTCTCGGTTAAGTCATACGCAATTTGTCTACCCTCCTTCTTATTGAGTAGCTTCCGCATGGCCGCGACTGTTATCTTACCGTTTTGCCCCACCTTAGAGTTGCTCACTAAACTTCTTCAGGAGATCGTAATTAACTGGGTCGCCTGCGTGACCTTGCTTCTTCAGATAAGTCACCTTGACCCCCTTCTTCCGAAGGGTGGAAGCTCGGTTAGATACTCTCTTGCTCGTCCATGGACGGCCAGTAAGAGTGATAATTTTTTCTTTGTTAAGAAGCACGGAGGCTTCGCTGTATGTGTTGCACATACTTACCGCCTTCAAAAAATAAATCTGAGCACGGGTGTTATTACCCATGGTATCCGAATTCAAGGCCTCACAAAATTTGTGGCCGTGATCGCGCACCATTCTTTCAGAAATAGTTTCTGTTGGTTGGGTTAGGTTTAAAATATTGGTTTCTTCATTTAGCATTTGTTTTTGTCATCCTTGTATTAAAAAAAACGAGACATCTGTAACCCCATGCCTCCCTGCGGGATGCCTTCCTTTAACCTAGCAGTTCGTTAAAAGCGTCGTCAACGCTAGTGGTTGCCGGTGTAGGCGCCGGCTGGCCATATTGCTGCCGTTCGCTGGACACGTCCTCAGCTGAGTTTTCGTCCAGCAGGTATGCGTCCAGTAGGGCGCCGACCTCCTCGGAGGACTTACGTTCAAACAGTCCGTCAAAATCCGGCACACTTTCCATCCATTGCGCAGACTCCTTGGGCCCAGTGGCCGAAAGAAGACTGTTGCGCCGGCGAGGAGTGATCTTCGTCTGCGGAAAGGATGCCCCTGCAGGCTTCCCATAATGAACGACCAAGTCGATACCAGTTTCAGGATCCGTGATGTCGCCATAATCTGGGTTGAGAACCAAGTTAAGCAATTGCTCATAAACCATCTTCCCGAAACCCCACACACGTACCCCAGCCTCTTCCTCTCCGCGTACAACTACGGGAGCGAAAAAGCGCTGGCGGGCCATGAGATTCTTCGCCATCCGAATACTATCCTCAGTACCCTCGTTGAACAACTTACGAACAAAGCCGTCCAGTGGATCATCATCTCCAAAATTCTTCTTGGGGGAGAGGAACCCGGGGGTGTCTCCCAAGTTATAGTGGAACCAGAAATCCTTAAAGGGGTCACCATCAGCGGTCGGAACGATACGAATCGTTTGCTCCCCATCAGTAGGACGCCAAAACGCACTCTTGCCGTTGCCCCTGCTCTCAAGAGCCACCTTTCTACTTCTAATCTTTTCAATATCAATTGCCATGTGATTTTCTCCTTTCTCTTAGGCGTCAGGATGGTCAGCTAATCTTCCGACCATCTATATATATACTACCAGAGATGTTCCTCTGTGTCAAGCTATTTTTTGAATCTGTGAAGAAAAAGATATAAAATACATGTAACTCTGTTCATAATCTGTGGTATGTACAGAGTAGTTAATCTTCTTCCCCACGTTATTTTTTGTCATGTACGTTTTAACTTTGTTCAATGTACCAGAGCCACTAATTTCATTCTCATTCATAGCTATATAATAACTCTTCTCACCGACGTTGTCAAGTAAAAAAAAAGGCTGTTCTTCAGCCTCTGGAGCATCTAAAGAGGAGAAGCCCACTGTAGCAATACGAGAGATATCCCGCACATCAGAGACATCTTTTAACACTGGTTCTGTATGATGGAAAACGTTGATCATGTGGAAAGTGCTAACTATAAACTCATTTATTTTGTCATAATAATTAACGATATTAAGACCATCGCTTACGGGATAAGAAGACAACAGTTCATTACAAACAAAGTATAGCCTTTCAAATACCCCAGACCTCGTATACTCTTGCAAGACGTGGAAGACGACACGTTCGTTCAGTCGCTCCGCCTCACTCAAAAATACCCGTTCTGGAATGACATATAAAATAGTAACTGTGCAGCCTTTCTTGTACAATGCTTGCAGGATTTTTAAGCATGCGGCACTTTCTGCGGAGGAGGGGCACACTACAAATAGTACCTCCCCCTTCAAACCTCTGAAAAAACTTTTAAAGTCAAGCGTTAAACTATCATACTCTTCTGGAGTTTTCAAAGCGGGGAGTACAAATGTGCTCTTATTTTTAGGAAGGGTAGTTCCCATCTTATAAATTTTATATTGTGGGTACTCCTTAAAAGAATCTCCTATCTTAGCACCAACGTTGCCTAAAGTTACTATCTGTCTCACTTAGATAAGGAGCCTACAGATTTTAAAAAGACCCGGTCTTTAAAGGCACCTGCCCGGGCGGCTTTGAACTGTCTCGCGCTTTCTACGGAGTAAGGGTCAAGTTTGAAGTAGTTCAATATTGCTTCTACCACTTCTAAAACGTCTGCCATCTCTTCCTCGCTGGGAGAAGAAAATAATTCTTCCACTTCCTCAGATAATTTATTTCTGAGGGCTATCTCATATTCCCCATCGTCTTTTAATATACGGTAATTACATTCTTCGTCTATTGTATCTATAATTTTATCTCTTACGAGTTTATCATAAACAATCATTCTATTCCTCTTTTAAGTTTCCATAATCCGTTCCCCGTTTAGTTGTCACAGGAAACGTCCCAAATTTAGTGTTGCTAAATCCTTGAGCCAGTTCTTTTATGATGGAGGTCTCTTTCTCACAGACATCCAAAACAATACTATCATGCATTAGAAAGCTTATAAAGCTTTTAAGCTCTTTTTTCTTTATTATTTCGTTGATTTTTACCACCTGCCTTAAAAAGATATCAGCGGCAGTGCTTTGAATAAGGTAGTTAAGCGCATGAAAATCATCGCATTTTATTTCGCGACCGAATGGGTTCGTTACAACTCCATTTTTATAATATTTGTTTTTGATCTCCTCTTTTTTATAAACTCCCTCGCTTAAATGATCTTTGGACTCTGGATTGTACAACCACTCAAAGATCCTTTTTTTTGCCTGCTCTCGGGTTAACAACCCTCTATAAACATTTTTAATATTCCAAGTATGTAAATCTTGGGGAGGTTGTGGCTGGTCGGCGAGGGCTAATAGAGTTCTTAGCTCTGCGGCATTATAATCAAATTCAATAAAATGATCATTGTGTGGCTTAAGTACTTTTCTATACTTTTTAGCCATAGTCAAAATTGGAAAGGAACCTCGACACGTTGTCAGTCGTCCCGTTTTAGATTTGAACATATCAAAGATCATATAAGGCTTGGATTTTCTAACTTGTCCCCAAAAACCCTTTACCCGCGGCTGGTGTTGTTGTGAATCCAGCGCGCGTTCATCTATTATGAGGGGGCGACTGGCAATAGCTTGGAGAAGATCATGCAAAGTAACCAAAAAATCATAGCTTAGAGGAGGCTCCATAGACTGGAAAACATGCTGTGTGATCTCGTCTTTACAACCGTAAAACTTAAGAAGTTCCACGGCCGGGATCAACCCTGTTAGGCAGTGCTCTTTTATATTAATTTTAGCCTCACAAAAGGCTAGAAAAAAAGTTTTTATTTTTGCCTGTGAAGCTTCCCACTCTTCCTTCAAGGGTGGTGGACAATGCTCCGATAAGCTACGACCTTGACCATAAACAAAAGCCGAGGTTTTACCTGGAGTGATCCCCCAAGTGCGCGCTGCCGGTGGGGGCGGCCCCTTATGGATCCCCCCATCTTTATAAAAACATCCACATGGTCGACCTATACAAATTGGTTGATAGTATTCACTCAATAGGTACCGCCGGTTGGCGTACCATTGCCGGAGGCGGGCGCCGGATTGACTTGAATCAGGGCGCTCTCCTCACATGGTGAGGTCTCGGGCGTACCGGCGCGGTCGGAATTCAATATAATATTTTCTATCTGATCTGTCTTCCCCGGTGGCACTGTAATTTTTCTATATGTAGTCTTCGTATTATCATTAATATAATCTAAAACCTTTTGTTTGTCAAGATATTTTTTCATTTGAATAATCTTTTTTGTTTCCCGCCGAAACTTATATTCGTCCACTGGGAGGCCAGCTTCATACGAGCGCAATAAGTAATATTGTGGGTACCAATAATCATCACCAAGCCTGTCGGTGCGCGCTCCTAGGTTGTTCATACTTTCGTTTGTCACGTTGAAGACGCGTCGAGAAACTCGATTAACTTTGCGCTTTATCCCTGTAGAACATGAAACATAATCCGCCCACGAGGTTGTGGGGACGTCTGTGGCGAATTTATTATAATATATTATCATGTAATTCCGTAGCTCGTCAATATCATGTTCATAATTTTTAACATAATATTCTTTAAACAAGTTTTCAGCTGAACCGCAGCGACGTTCAATGTATTTGAGCATGTTTGGAGAGCCAATATTAGCTATCAAGCGCCATGGCGCCCGTTGGTCGACCAGAAACCCAAAGCGACGGGCTGTGTTTACATAAAGTTCAAAGTAGCCCGGGTCATCAAAATATTTATTGGCTTTCACATTATCGTCGGTAGCATTATCCTCAGCGATATCTATACATAGGCCGGAACTTTCTAACGGTACCAGTTTGGATAAAACAAAATTGGTTCGCGTAATGGGAGTTTTGAAAACTCCTTGTAAATAAAATTCCATAAAATATTTAATGTAGTCGTCGATATTTTTTATTTTCTGTTCAAGATTATACTTGGCCACGTACGATCCTAGAAAAAACAAGTGGTAAGTTTTCATAAAATCCGCGTACGGGATTCTCGCATTCGCCCAGCCCTTTTTCGCAGACAGGTTGCGTAAAAAGTGATCCTCACCAAAGTTCGAAGCGTTTGTGAACAATAACCGTTGTTCCGTGCGACCAATATAACGTTTGAAATCTTCAAAGGCATCAACCACAAAGTTTAGTGCTTTAACATTTTTAGACTGGTTAATACTCTGAAGCTTACCTTCGTTTTTTACCATGATAGAATTAAACTTCTTGTCTACTCTTCCATAAAAATACCTCTTATCCCAAGTGTCGAGATACTCTGGGATGGTAGAATTGTAAAACTGATTATAATATCTCCTCGCATTAAAAAGCTGCCGACCAGTTATTTCATTAGTAGCTAGATCATCTACCATCTTAAAGGCCTCCTATTTCGCTAAGTGATTTTTTGGGGTTAGAGTCGCCGGCGTCCACGAAGACACAAGTGGCTTTTGTGACAAGCTGGCCGCTAGCGTTTAAAGTATGATTTACTTTCATAACATTGTAATAACCCCCTAATCCAAATTTCTTAAAAACGGAACCGGGGTCACTGGGACCTTTCATACTTGTGGTGTATGTAGGATTAATATAAATCCTTGAATGAATATGCAACCAGGGCGACCCGACCATGGTTACCTCCGCATTGTATGCTCGGTAAAATTGGTTATAACCATGTGGTACTCGGGCGAACAGTCTCTCTTCACGAAAGGGTATTTTCATCCGTTGAAATGTAATGGTCTTAACGAGGCCTGAATCCTGTCCAATCAATAAATGATAAATTCCATTTTTAAAATCCTCTACGTAGTTCCCACGTAAAGTACTTTTTTCTACAGGGCGATCTGGATATATTATTATGTAATCAGTAGAACCATCGATTCCCAAGTTTCTGTCCAAGTCTAGAGTATGATCCCATAACACACTACGGATATCCTCTACCTTAAGCACTCGTTGTTTTACCACCGCGCCGCCTGCTTGGATTCCTGTTGAACTTTGAAGAGGTGCCTTGCCCCGTATCTTAGGGATAGACTGGTATCCAATGGCAAACTGTGTTTTATAAAACCGAGCCTCCATCGTGCTATTGTTGAGTGACAAGAAGTTTAAAGATCTGGTTACCACGTCTTTCATGAAGGAAACAAGAAATTGATGCATGCTAAAAGATGCGGCCTGCTTAGCGATAATATTTTCCACCATCCAGTCGTTAAAGAAAGCCACGGAAATAGGTATATCCTCTAGTGGAACCTGTATTGAATCTGGAGACATCTCTGGATTTTTATATAAAAAAGGTACCAGCATAAATTCAGTATTATCCGCTAAGGGGTTACCCTGCTTCACTGTCTCTATAATGGCTTCCAATAAATCTCCAAAATAGAAAAAGTGAATACGGTTATGATTTTCAGGCGTACCGGGGGCCATCCGAAAGAGAAGATCATTAAAGACGCCCAGTTTCGCAACGGCGTCTTCGGCTGTGGCAACGTTGGCCCACTCTTGTTTTTGGGCGTCACTAAGTGAGTCAACCGCTGCAGCAGACGTATAATTTTTCAAGCGTCCGATAGAATCAAACACTTTATTTTTTACATCCACAGCTTTTAAGCCCTCTTGTTTTACGATGTTGTTAATGAGTGACCTTAATCGCTCCTTCCTAGTATTAGCAAGTAGGTTTTTTTTCCTTTTTTCAAGAGCATCTTTTTTTTTCTTTATCTCTCCCTTCTTTGCAGGACTTAAATTGCCTCCCTCCTTTTCCAGAGTCTGGCGCAGGCCTTCCAACTCCAATTCTATCTTTAGGCTCTCTCGTTTGTAGGAGAGAGATTGTAGAATATCCATCTTTCGCGACTCTAAATTATTCGTGGGGCGCGCTTCATAGGTGATAGAGAGAGTTATCGAACCATCATCTTTAAAAGCAAGTTCATGGAGGGTCTTGGTTAAATAAAAATGAGTAATGGTATCACGTATAGCTGTCAACAAATCCTGAGAAAAAAGGCCATCTTTATCGTCGGGTACTGCCCACCCTAACACAAGTCTAATCTGGAAGTCTTCTGGGTTAGGTGCAATTTTTCCAGTGGTTGGGCTAAATACTGTGTCCTCCGTTTTCCAAATAAGATCCAAAAAATGAGCATCCCTGTAAGCTGGGTCGACCGGGTTGGCGCCGACTAAAGACTCCTCGGCTTCCCGGATCACTTCGGGCGGGAACAGGGCGCCCAGGTCATTGAAGAACAATTTTAAATTAACTCTAAACAATTTAGAGCTGGGCCCTCTTATTTGACCAACTGACTCACCGGTACTGTCGATGGAAATACTCTGTATTCCAACGCTTCCTGGTCGGCCTGCGTCGCCGGCGGTGATTCTATCAATGTCCTCCTCAGGAACATAATTTCTAAAAACCAATTCTTTTTCTATTTGCCTTGACGGATCTCCGATAGGATCAGGTGTTACAACTTTGAATATCCTCACCTTGGGAACAAGAAGGGCTTGTTGTGCAGGAGTTATTCGGAATAAGGCCTCTTTGGTGTTAGTACCTTTTAAGGATGTCACTATTTCTTGGGTAGAACCTTCCACACTAATGAACTGTTCATACCCCATAAGGGGATCGGTAGCCCTATCTCGGTTACGCTTTGAAAGAATATCAATATTATTAATTAAAAATTTTTGTTCCTTTTGAGCACAGGTATCGACATTGTGGGGTTCGGCAGGTTCGTCCAATGGAGCCAGGCCGGCGGCGGCGATCGCATCAGTACGCAACTCTTTGATAGCATCAGGACTTAAGCCAAAATCTTTTACACACTTCTGGATTCTCTGCGTTGCATAAAATTGAGCCCCAGTTGTGCCCTTCGGGATTGTAACCCGACGGCCGTGTGAAAGAAAAATCCCAGGTACCGTTGCACCGTTGGCATAATTATAAATAAGAGTTATTATTAAACGTAAATGTTGTTGGTAACTGAGAAGTCCTTCTTCTTCTTCTCCGAGACGGCTAACGTGGATCCTGGGATCAAGCTCAGTAAGTTCATTAATAAACTTATGGATTTGCCTATCTGTAATTTTGCTTTCTGATTCGGGCACAGTGGATGGTAATTCAAAATCAGAAACGGGCCCAGTATCCCCTTCTGCGCCCTCAATTCGGTTTTTTTGTTCAATCTCTTGACGAGCATCTTCTCGAATTTTTACATATAAAACCTTTCTAACAATATCTTTTGTCTTATCAAAGCAGTCCTCTAGTTTTTTTAGGTTTTCAGCCATGTCTCATTAAACCCCGTAATAGGAAATTATTTTTTCTAGAGGAAGAGGAACTCGGATCATGTCACCGTATTTTACAAGACCTTCTGTGGGCTTTTTGTTGAACCATGCGATTACCCACCACAAGGTAGAATCCCCATAATAAGTGTGCGCCAACTTATAATATTTATCACCCATCTTCCAGATATGCTTCACGGTGGTAATGTCGCCCATTTGTTGGACCGTAGGATATTCCATATCGGGACTATCGTATTGTCGAAAAGCTTTAAGGCCTCGGTCCTTTAAAAATTCGCGATAAGATTGATCTTTGTTAAGAAAAACACGTCTGGTTGCGTATCTATAAGGCACTAAAAATTGCTCCCGTCGTCGGGTGACGTCATATAATCCCACGCGGCAAGGCCAACATCGGCAGCATCAGATAAAATGCCTTGTGTTTCAGATGCGGCTGGAATATTTCCTGGGCCCAGGTCTTTTCGGCTATCGCTGGGTCGGGGTCGCGGGGCTTTATCAACTGCATAAGGGAAGGCATCCCCGGGGCCATCGTTATACCAGGCAGGATTACCCCCTGTATCAACGTGGCCGCCTCCTTGAGGTAATTCGCCCCACTCATCACTGAAACCAAGTGGATGGGTGTGTAGAATATCGCCGTTTAGTTTTAAGGTAAACAGTTTTGGATACAGGGATGGTGTACCAAAGGCAGTCGTATCACCGAAATTAGACATTAAACCCCCCAAGAGACTGTCAGTGAGAGGCACGTCCATAATAGTCCCATCGTCTCCGTCAAAAACTCCTGCCTTCATGTCGGGCGCAAAAGCAATCCCTTCCAGCGCTATAACTAATCCTCTATTGGGGTTAACAGCATCGCGTGCCCAGTTCATAAATTTGACACGTAGAAGCGGTGCAGCCTTTAGAACGCGGTTACCAGTTTTCGATGCGTTAGTGTAAGTGGGGTAACACATACGAATAAGTTGCGAGAGACGTTGCAAGTTCTTATAAGAATCATACGCACTAGCTGCAGGTACCGCTATACTCAAATCCAAACTACGTGAGGTCCTCTGAAATGTTTTTATTGGATCCATCCGACCATATACGTCCTCACTGTTCCACCGCATATTATATCTATCCGAGAAGTGGTCTACAAATGCTTTAAACGCCACTCTTTTGCCACTAGGAATATGCGTAATCATAACTATCTTACCTTGCTTACTAAAAGTATCCGTAGGATCGTTAGGTAATTTGGAATCATGGGGCATCCCACCCCTACTTGCTATAGCCATCTATTTATCCTCCTCCGCCAACTGCAGTATCTAGTGCTTTCAAGACCGTACCTGTGAAGCCACTACCATCGTCGAGTTTAACCTCTAGTGTTATATGGCGATCACCAGTAAATGCCCGGGGAACTCCGATGCCCATAGTCTCGGAGGTATCTCGGCCACGGTGGGATCGTCGAGTATCCAACAGTACGCCTTCATCATCGGTGGCGCCGGGGTGCGGGACCAGAGCCTTAGTGGCGCTATGTCGCAAAACAGCTTCTAACTGTTGCTGCCATGAATTAAGCAACGTACTTAAAAAGGCGGCGGGGGCGCCTGGCTTTATGTCTCCGGGGGGGTCTACGTTTAACGCCTGAAATATTTCCATGTTGGTGCCTCCGGGGGTGAGCGAAGCGAGGGCGGCCGCCGGGCGCTTCATGGCCGTAGTTATAAACCGCCCAGTCTGGTTAAGTTGAGTCGCGGCATTTTGAAATGTTTGAAGACTAGCTACATACTTCTCGCCATGGCTTCCCGCATCATAACTCAACACATCCTCGGGCTTGAGCGACGCGGCCATGGCCCCCTCCATTTCAGCATCCCAATTTGCTGTCAGCATACGTCGAATGTTTCCTGTGGATGTCCCCATCAACACCGCCAGTCCACTAGTGAGGTGGGGGTCGTCCAGGTTTTGTCCGGATCTTTTAAATGCGTTTTGGATGGCACGATAAAAATCAGTATATCTCCCTTCCATAACCGCCTGGCTTAATGCCACTTCGTCCAGACTAGCCTGTCCCTCTAAAAGGGCATTAAACTGGCCTGCTAGGGTAGAGGCTTTTTCAAAATCTTTATATTTATCCGCAGTGCTCATTAAATCACCAATTTCAATATTGGCATTCTTGGAAGCTACCATTAAATCGCGGAAGGCCTGAGTGCCCGTGTCCCCAAGGTGCCCAAGATTCGGGCCCTGTGCAGCAAGAGCGTCCATAGCGTTTGAAAAAGGAAAGTTAATCTCATGGGATGTTGCTGCAATTGCTCCCATAAAATCTAGGGCCGCATCATGACCCAAGCCTAGGCTTCGTATTGATTCGTTTAAACCTTTGGTGGAAGATTCAGTAGAAGCCCCCATGAACCTCATTGCAGTTACAGACTGTAACATCGCCCTCATAGTTTCGGCAGCTTGGCGCGTGTAAGAAGATTCGGTTTTTGTTAAAGAGTCCCAAATCTCCACATTGTCTTTTATCGTAAAACCAAACCTTTCGAGGTGGTGTGCGCTGTCAGCAAAAAGTTTAAAAAGATAGCCCTGATTGTACGCTTCCTCCCCTCCTGCATAAATTTTACGCATGCGATCCTCATATTGAGGTCCCAGACTAAGTGCTTGCCTCATCTGCGCATTAGCCTCATCGATCGCATAGGGCCACAGAACGGCTGTGGAGAGTATTTTGCCCATTTCAGCCTGCAGGTTTATACCTTTCAATTCCAGCGCCTGTTCGACTAAAGTTTTTACACCCCCGTACACCCCCTTCAATCCGGCAGCTGCGCCTCCGGCGACGCCTCCAGTGGTAAGAGCCTTGAACGCTGTGCCCATGGCGCCGAGGGCGGCGCCGCCGGCCGATACCGCTGCAAAGCCTTTCAGGATGTCCATTGCTTGTGGTAAGTCGGCTACCTGTTCTTTTATCCTGGTAATCTCGTCTGCAGCGAGGCCTGCGTTTGTCTGAACATCGGTGTATGCCCGTTCCCGGGCCGCCGCCGTGAGTGTCACGGCGCTATCTAGACCATTAACCACCTCTGTCAACACTTGCATCTCCACTTTGAAAAGATCTAGCTGTTCTTCAAATATCGAAAAACCCTCAGTGCTTCTCTCTTTGGTTGTCAGAGCGTTTGCCTGTCTACTCCACTCGGCCATGGCTGCAGCATATCTTTCAATTTGGGGCGCTGCGCCGCTGGCGCCCGCGGGGGCGCTCATGACTTTTCTTATGTCTTCTAGGAGTTTATTGACGTCCTTAGACATCTTTTCCAAGCGATCGCTGGTCCCTTGACTTACATTTGGTGAGGGTGGGTCTTCGGCCGAAGCGATCGTAGGTATTAGAGCAGCAACAACGATAACTAATAAAGTATTTAATATAATATAAGCGATCATTGTTCTCCCCTATAAGCAGTCTTCCATATTAATTAGTTTTAAGTGAGTAATTTACTAAATTGTTTACGGAGCACCTAAGGCCTCGTTTTCTTTTTCAGCGACTTCACTTATCTTTTGTAAAAACCACGTACGTGTATGAATCGGAAGATTGTAAGCTTCGGTGAAGCTCCATGACCCGTAGTGCATTAAGCAGAAAATGTTTTCAAAAACAGATTCGATATAATTATCGCTGAGGCCAAAAAAACTCCGCAGTGAGCGGGACCTCCAGCGTCGTTTCAGTCCCACAATCTTGGCAGTCATAATCATGAGTCAAAGCTGCATTGGGTGTGATAGTGTTAATTATTTTTCGTAAGTAACGTGTATCAGAGGAAGGAGCATTTTCAAGAAATGAATCAATGTAGCTTGTGCTCTGCTCTTTGTTGACAGCAACGATATAGGACTTCATATATTCCCTAACAAATGAATATGAAATATTGTTCTTCTCTTTATTCTCAACATTTTTCATTCGATGTTTTTCATCATCAGAGGAGAGCAGTTTTACTTCTACCTCGGCCTCAGTTTTTGGAAGCGCTTCAATAATAAATGTCCCGCGAGTGGTGGGAGTTACGTTCTCAATTTCTTCTGGAACCTTTTTTAGTGTATAACTGTCTTCTAAATCAAACTCATATTCACTAGTGGTACTACAGGATGGGCATATAATATTCGTTGTATAAGAACTCCCAAACCCTGTAATTCGAGTGGCGTATACCAAAGCGTTTTTATCGCCCACCAAGAGGGTCCCCACATCAATGGATTTATTCACTATTACACTCTGTAATAGCCTATCCAAGACATCCCCTTTACGCAAGTACGCTTTATTAACTAAAATATCCTCTTCTTTAGCTGTCATAAATTTTATTTCAACAGCGTCAACCCCGTGTAAAGAGTGCCCCGCAGGATAAAAAGCTCCACCCGAGGGAAGGTCAACTATTTCAGTAGGAGTTGTAAAGGAAAATACATTTGGATCACTCAGTCCAACGTTGGAGGGGTTTTGATCTGGTACCGTTGAAAATCTATTTTTATTGTTGCGTGCCATGTTGCCTTTCTAGTTAGTCCTAGTATAACTCAAAACATACCCGTATGTTAAAAAGTTTTTACAGGCTTGTTGGCCAGTTGGCCTCTAGTGTTTGGCCATCAGGACCCTTTGATTCCTCAGTTGCCCAGTCATATCTAAATTTAATAGTGATGTCCACGGTCGCATCCTGAGAATAATCAAGTGCTCCAAATTTGACGTCCAGAATCCAAGGATTGTGTAGAGTCCAGATCTCACGCTGCCGACCTAGAGAGTCTATTTGGGTTATAGTCACTTGCCCTAGAGCCTCAGCCGAGGCCAGGAACTTGGACAAGGTTGTCAGTTGGTCTTCCGACAATGCATTAGTAATATTATCTGGGGTTTGATATCCCATCTTTGCTAACATGCTATATAATTGTAATGTAGCATCAGGCTCAAGGACATCAACTATAGTAACATCTACCTGATTCCATTGCACACGGCCTGGATAATAGAAAGTGTGGTTGAGGAAGGCGTGTTCGGTTTCTTTAATCGTGAAACCCGGCTTGCTTGCTTTCTTACAGAGATAATCGGGAATTCCAGCAGATGCGTTTCCAAAAGAGAGGAGCCACCTAAACTGCCTCTTCGGCTCCATTGTTCTATCGCTCCAAATTGTTTTTCCGCTCATATTATAATTTCTCCGTAATCATTAATAATTAGTATCAATCTTCAAAAGAAGCCCCACTGTCTGTAATAACAAAGTCTAGAGCGATAAATTCAATAGCCTTCGCTGGCTTTAGGAAAATTTTCGCATACATAATATTCCTATCAATCAAGTCAGGAGTAGTTGTAGTGTTATCTAACACAACTTTGTAATCCATCAAACCTAGGCGCGCTTTGACACTCGCCAAGAAAGGCTTGACTTGAGCTAAAAAGCGGTTCCAAGTTGCCTGTACGTTTTGGTCGAAAAGTAATGTTGCAGAGATTCGAGAAATTTCTCGCTTCAAGAAAATCAACAAGCGTCGAACGTTAATTCGATCTAGAGCCGACGGCGTCACCTGTAAAGTTTTCTGACCGAATACTACAAGGCCCTCCGCAGGGAATGAAGCAATCGGATTGATATTAGCATCATACAGTTTGTCTCGGTCTTTTGACGTTAGACGTTGTACAACGTTTACCACATCTATGCCAGCAGAGCCTTCTGTAAGACCACCTCTATTAAACCCGGCCGGGGCGAACCATAGCTCGCTGCGTGAAGCACTGCTTCCCATAGTACCAAGTGCAACAATCGAAGGAGGTGCCCATAAGAGGCTCCCGTTCAGCTGATCTCGAATCTGTACCCATGGATAGTATGCGCATGCATAACTAGAATCTAACCCTCTATCCTTGAGGTTGTTAATGGTCTGAGTTACAGTCCCTAAACGGTCTGACATGTCGCTGTTGTTTTCTGAACTAGGAATGTAGTTCCCGTCAAGGTCCAAAATAGCCAAGGTGTCGGCCCGGTCTTCACAGACGTTAATCATATGGGTTGTTAAATTGTCTAACGTGAGGCCAGGGGCCGTCAATGTATTCATTTCAACCACCTCGGGGTCTGCTACCGAATCGATAGCTCGCTTATAAGTATAGTAGACCGAGTTATTTACTGGGGTAGATGTGGAATCCATCAAAGTATTCCGGAAAGGATCTTTTTCAGTAATATCCACTCCTCCCCATCCACCGAACAGTGGCATTGTGAAACGGTCACAACCTTGGTCCAACACTTCATTGTAGGTACCAGATATAGCCGTCATGGACTGTGCAAGAGCACGTGAACCCGACACATAGAAGGCCTCGTTGGTTGTTTCGTCATGCACCAAATCGTCCAGTGTAAAAGCATCATGCTGTGTGAAAGTCCCAACATCGAAAGAGTCAACGGCAGCTGGCTTAGGGTAAACTAAGTCGCCATAACTCTTAGCGTGGAATTTGCCCGAAGCAGCATATGAGGTGTCAACACCCCAGAAAGCGTTTTGGGTATCAGTCAAGCGACCATCAGACGCAGAGTGTCGGAGTGCCATTGAGGGCATCCGTAGCATCAAACGAACAGGTTTGGGGTCAACGGTGCTTCCGTCTCCGTCGGGGTCGGCACCGTTAAAGTGTGTCCAATCTACAAAGAAGAAACCATCATCACTTTGTGGAGTGCCTACTGCTGACGGGCCCTGCGGCTTGATCATTGTCTTAGTACCATCTGACAGTACTGACGAGCTAACCACGTTAAAGCCACCCGTTACGTTCATAGTGGTTTGCAGACGCTCCGCTGTAGAAGCGTTAATTGCCAATCGGAATTCTTCACCCGGAACCACAGCCCCTCCTACGGAGCCTCCCGTCAAGCCCATGGCACCGAGGTTATCGGAGCCACTAATGCCCCCGGAGTCCGCTGCCGTTGCAGATCCTGTAATGGCAGTATTACCGATAGTGCCGGGGTCGCCCTGGGTGACGACAAACGAAGTATCGGTACCCCAGTTAAACTGGCCGGCGGCGGTACCTATCTCAGGGACCGAGACGTTGATCGTGCCATCTTTAATAGATGATGTAAGCGACCCGTAAAAGGCGACGGCGAGGCCGGCGTCCGTGTCGAACCCGGTGGCGCCGAAGATATTTGTAGTGCAGGCCTCGTTGTCGGTGGCCTCGACGTATACCCATGACTTAGTGGTACCAAAGGCGTCTGTGATCGATATCCCGTCTTGATCGGTCATGGCGGAGACGTCGAAGACCAGCGTGGTTGCTGCACGTACTCCACTAATTTTTTCAACATCCTTGTCAACCGGATATACGTTTGCAGACCCAGACACTAGAATGGCATCCTTATACTTTGGAGGACCCCAGAAACCAAATGGTAACAGAGTCGCATCAGGAGAACCACCCTCATCGATGTCAGGGTCTACCTCGACCCGAATAAACTTTGAATAATTGTCATATTTACCATAGTCTTGGTAAAGCCTATTGACATCATCCCAGACGGGGTACTTATCTCCGATACGCCTTCCAATATAATCAGTGGAGTTAGGGTTGAGGTTAAGATTATCAAATCTCTCAACCACCTGCACGGCTGCATCCGAGTCACTGGCGCGGCGGAGCATCACACTAAAAGTCCCATATGGGTTGCTCTTATTTGTCGAAGGAGAAATCTCCGAAATAGACACCTTTAGATTCTTCTGATCCCACATGCCTGTCCCCACACCAAGGCTGTGGAATCTGAACAGTTTTTGTACGCGCGTTGTGGCGTCGATCGGTGTATAACTAAAACTCGCAGAGACGGTATCTTGTGATATAACCCACCCACTCCGAGCAGCTTGAAGACCAAACCGGTAATCTCCTTCAATGGCACCGGTGACACCCTGTGAACACATGGGGAGAACAATACCATATTGACCTCCTGCGTTGGCGGTCGTTACAATATCGTTTAGATGCCTATCATAAGTTTCCCCTAACCAAATATTCGTCTGGTTCTCAGTCCTAGTAATGCTTGTGTTGGTCAAGGTGGGATTCGTGTTAAAAACCTTGCGGATATATTTTTCCGAATCAAGATTAAAGTTGAAAGAAGCTGTGGCTGTAACGCCTCCAGCACTATTCCTATAAGCTATAGCAAATTCCTTGTTGGCTCCGACCGAGTCAGCTAATCCACACGGGCCGGCAATGCCGGTTCCCCAGGTCTGTGCTGTTAGCGAGGGACCGTAGGTTCCTGCGCGTGAGCCGGTGAGTGCAATGGAGCCATCTGTGGTATAAAAAATGGCAGCAAGGGCGCCAGTAAGGTTTGTTCCGGCGATACCAGCTTGTCCCTGAATGGAGCCTGAGTCGCAAATAAAGAGGCCGTAGGCGCCGCCGGAAGCCAAAGTTTCATCATTGTTAGACCAGATAGGAGCAGTTCCATCCCCTGCCCTCCAACCGGCTTTCCCAACTGCTACTGCCTTTGTATCTTGTCCCTCCAATAATCTCACAAAAGTAATGGGAGAATTATTTCTTAAATATGCTTGCGCGGCGTATGCGCCGTAAGTTGGCGACGTGTAATTCCCATTACGCCAGACATCACCCCCTTGGCCGCCGGGGATTGGATTGCCAAATATTTCTACAAATTCAGAAAAAGACTCCACGCGGACGGGTCGGAGAGCAGGTCCTCTCTCAGTACGACCAATGATGACAGGCCCGACGTCTGGGCTCTGCGCGGGAAGTTGTGAGTTATCAATCTCGTTGACAAAAATTCCGGGTGATACAAATTTAAATTTCTTTACAGACATGTAGTGTTAGCTCCTTCGCGTGAGAACAAATCTTTTCTCTAATAAATAGTGTGTTATAAACCCAAAAACCATTAAATAAATATAAAAACCCCCCCCTAGGAAACCCAGGGAGGGGGCAAAAAGACATACTTTTTATACTATTTCACTCTACTTGCGTACGTACACAAATCTTACCACGTCATCACTATCAATGTCAAAGTTGAATGCAACCCATTGATTGTTATTGCCACTTGGCATGTGATAGTCTTTAGCGGCAGCTTTGCCTGCGATGGCAGTACCCTTGTTTTGCAACAAGCCGTTCACGTATACCATCACAGAGTCTGCAGCAATCGGCTCCGCGCTGATGCTCGCCGTGGGGTAAATAGTGGAACCAGTGCCGTGCCATTCCATGCTAGCACTAAGGATCTGTTCGGCACCCAATGTCTTGAATGACAAAAGACCACTGCTGTGGCTCAAACCATCACTAGCGACGGCCGACTGTACCTTAGCTGCACCATCAGCGGACAACATCTCAGTACCTGCAACCTCGTACACCTTACCAGATGCAACATTCAAGTTACCAGCATATTCACCATCACCAGCTTCAGACAAGTGAACGTTACCATTGGCAAGCCACAAGTCAGAACCAGTGAGGCCCAAGTTACCCGAAAGGTTACCCATTGAGGAGCTAAGGTGAATCCCCGCATTTGTCGACATGCGGAAGCCGCCGGCCGCGTTGAATTTCACCCTCTCTGAGCCCGAGAACTCAATCTTGAACCCATCGAGCCCCGAGGAATAAGCATAAGCAATTCGAAGAGGAGACAACGCAGCTTCAGTTGCATCAGCAGCACCACCACCGAAAAGCAAACCAGCGTTGTTTGCACCCGAATCGGCGGCGCCCGAGGCGACCAAGATGACCTTGTCGACAATTTCCAAGTACTCGTCGGTACGGTGAACCGTATCAACCTTAACAGCATTCAAAGTTTCGACAAAAATCGTCGAAGCCGAAAGTTCGTTAATATTACTGATGTCACGGCTAGCGTCCAAGACGAGAGCTTTCGAAGCTGCACCAGCACCATTTGTGATACCGTCCAATTTTTCAAGATCAGTTTCATCCAAGTCAGCAGACCCGATGATGAAGCTAGTACCAGCAGTAATGGCAGCAGTCGAAGTAACAGCACCTACGCTTGAGATAGAACCCAAGGAAGAAGCACCAGTCGAAGTGATAGCGCCACAACCAACAGTACCAAGAGTGGCAATGTTTTTGGAGGCGTCTAAGACAACAGCTTTCGAAGCTGCAGCAGTACCATTAGTGATACCATCCAGTTTCTCAAGATCAGCTTCATTCATGTCAGCAGAGCCGATGATAAATGAACCGACTGCTGTGACGTTTCCACCGAATGTGCCCACGCCAGAAGCGTTAACAGTCGTTGCGCCTAAGGCACCAAAACCACCAGAAGCAGCATAGAGGTTGTTGATCCCTGCAACATCTTTAGAGCCATCCAAAACAACAGCTTTCGAAGCTGCAGCAGTACCATTAGTGATACCATCCAGTTTCTCAAGATCAGTTTCATTCATGTCAGCAGAGCCGATGATAAATGAACCGACTGCGGTGACGTTGCCGCCGAAAGTACCCGCACCAGAAGCATCAACAGTTGTTGCTCCGAGGGCACCAAAGCCACCAGAAGCAGCATAAAGATTGCCGTCAGAAGTGACGTTACGCACAGTAGCGATGTCTCTGCTGGCGTCCAGGACAACAGCCTTGGAAGCGGCTGCGGTGCCGGCAGTGACAGATGCCAAATAAGCAAGCCTAGCTGCACTCAAGTTATCGTTATCAAGATAGTTGAGTTCGGCAGCGCTAGCATCGACAGCAGCTAACTTTGTAATGTCAGCAGCCGCCAAATTGTCATTATCAAGGTAGTTGATCTCGGCTGCAGTTGCAGTAATGGACGTCCCAGCGATCTGCAGAGTGGTTGCATTAACCTCCCCACTTGAACCATAAACAACACCTTTGCTGTTGACAATTGTCCCAGCGGACGAACCATCAACCAAGTTTAGTTCAGCAGCAGTGGAAGTCACCAAAGTACCCCCGAGTGACAACCCAGCGTTGCTTCCATTATGGGCCAAAATGGCGACGTTCCCCGATGCGTGGAGCTGACCATTTTTAATAATTGTAGTCACGACGCCGGCTGCTGGGCCGACGACGAGGTTAGAGCCCGTTCCAGGACTCAGGGTCATTTGACCCGATGTAGTGTAAAGGTTAACCGCGGCGTTACCGACTTTAATATCGTCGGCAGCTACATCACCCGCAGTAACATTGGTGAGGTTTGAACCATCACCGTAGATAGTGTCAAAGACACCGTTTACGAAGACCACGTTACCCGAACCAGTGAGATCTGAGAAATCATTGGCCACAAGCTGGTCTGCATTAATTTTTGTTCTTGCCATATTTATTACCCTCCGTTAAATGTAATTTATAAGCACTCCTTTATGCAAGGCCATAGTAACCTCACATTTCTGTTGTATGTAGTAGAGGCTTTTCACAAAAGCCTAAAATAAGTGCCAATTTAAAAATATATTCTGGAAGGTGTTGATTTTATTAATGTCCACCACTCAGGTCAGCGCTCTGATCCATGAAATTCATGAGATACCAGTAGGTGCCATCGTAGACCCACGTTGTTACGTCGCCATCATTTGTAGCAATGTTAGTGGTGCCGCCTTTGAGGTTGGCGCTGCCGGAAACCATATATGTGAATTCGTTTGTCGAAATGATGGTGA